ACGGCGGCGATTGCTGGTGATGGTTTCACGAAGAATAAAGATAAAGTCGACGTTCGTGCGGAGATTGGGAGTGATTCCGAGAGGATACTGCATCGTGATGATCGTCATCAAATCAACGTGACGCCCGTTCATAAATACATAGCGAGTGGACTCTTCCTTGATCCACGAAGCATCGTACAAGCAGTCGTCCAAAATTAAGAATGCGCGAGGGTCTACGGACGAATTCCCGCCATGAGACTTTTTATCGCTATTGCGCGCCGTCTTGACACCAAGCTGGCGCTTAATAACGTTTGTCACAATAGAAGGAGCATACTTGTCGTGAATCAGTTTGGAAGGAACCATATGTTGGAAAAACTCATTCGCGACTTCCGTTCCTGAAATCACAGTCCCAATCGGGAAACATTCGTGCGTGTTGGCCAAAATATCACGAACCAAAAAGGATTTTCCGGTATCCTTCTTACCAATCACCACTATCATTGGCGACTTTCGTGAGTCAATCTCGCATCGGTCGCTGAGCATTCCGATATTGAATTTCTTGATCTGGAAATTCATTACTATTACACCTATGCGTGAATATTTTGGTTTCCGTTTATACACGCTGAATAAGAAATGGGAAAGCGTAGAACACCCAGCGGGGAACTGAAAAGTGTTGCGATTCCCGCCCAAGTCCATAAATATCGTGAAATGCAAAAGGTGCGAGAGACCGCCGGTGTTCATTGGAATGTGGAGCATCTTCAACCATTTTTTCCATCTTTGGAAGTTCTGTTCAAGACAGAGAATTTGGAGAATGTGAAGGACCACGGTCTGAAATTGAATGAACAAATGGAGTCTGTCATCTCCAAAGACAAGATTCTGACTTCTTCTGGAGAGAAGGAGGTTCACATAAAGCAGGCCGTGATTGTGAATGCTCTGAAGTGGATGCGTGGCGACTACGGGACTTCCATGGGTCTTTCCACGACCAAAGACGAAGCTGTTTCGCTTATGGAAAAGGTTCAGTCGCCACACAACTCTGCGTACGTGGGTAGTCTGTTTTCGGCGATTTTGTCGCAGACCGGATGCATTCATTTCCCGAAAGTGTATGGCGTGTTCTCTGGAATTGCAAAGAAACACACGTTTGATATTTCGGACGATTACGAAGAACTTTCCACTCGCCCGTGGTTTTCCAAGAATATCGGAACGTATTTCCAACTTCAATTGGCCGATCATGTTTCGCAGACGTCAGAGTTCAATCATACGCGGACCCGACGCTTAGAAATGGAGGTTGGAGATGTGGAGGGAGTTCTTGGGAACGTGGAAGAACTTGAGGGAATTGCGCCGGAAGGACAAGTGACGATTCCAGAAATGAGTCGGGTGTTTGAAGAGGATATGCCTGAACCGGACGATGAATCGGACAGTTCTTCTGTATCGACCTCCTATGTATTCCAAATCCGGTCTTGCGACTGCTCGGAAGATGAGGGGTCGGAGCTAGACGAAGACTTTGACGACGAGGGAGAAGACGAGTTCGCTTCTGCCACGTTATCGAATGTTCCTGTTCAGCTGACTGTGATGGAGAAATGCGAAGGGACTCTTTACGACTTGATGACGTTGGAGCCAGAGACGGAGAAGCACGTGTGCTGGCTGACGCAGGTTCTTGCTGCACTTTCGTTCGCCCAAAAAACGATTGGACTGACACATAACGATCTTCATTCCAACAACATCATGTATGTGAAGACCGACAAGACGCATTTGTGGTATAAAGTTGATGGGCGCGTGATGAAAGTTCCTACGCACGGATATATCATGAAGTTGATTGATTTTGAGCGTGGCGTTGGTTCTATAAAGCTGGCTGGAATGAAACAGCCAAAGGTGTTTATGAGCGACCATTTTGCGATAGACGAAGAGGCGAGCGGGCAGTATAATTCCGAACCTTTTTATGCCCCGAAGCACGATACCATCAAGCCGAATCCTTCATTTGATTGTGTTCGTCTAGCGACGTCCATGTTCTGGGACTTGTTTCCGGAAGGGCCGGAGCATAAAGAGTATGAATCCAACCCTATTTTCAAGACGATTATTCGGTGGATGACGCTGGAGGACGGAACGTCTGTCCTTTTTGGAAAGAAGGAGCCGGAGCATGAACGTTATCACGGCTTCCATCTTTACAAGGCAATTGCTCGTTTCTGTAAGGATACCGCTATTCCTCGCAAGGAACTGATTGGTCTGATTGAAGTGTTCGGAACGAAGGAATCTCATCCACTAGACCTTGATATGGTTCTAATGTAGTGCGGAACAGATTCGTGATTTTTCAATTAGACTCATAGTAAATGAGCGACACCGATTTTGCAAAGACGCATCTCCGCGACCACCTTGCGACCCTCCTTATTGGGCCAGTCTCGGATGGATTTTGGAGTATTCACAAGACGTCCAAGGAGCTTTGCGAGCGCAACGGTCAGGCCGACCAGATTCTGCGAACTTTCCAAAACATGCTCACCAAGATTCCGGAGTGGACGGATTCTACGTTAGCGACGGAGGTTGAGCGGATTGTAAAGACGACCAAGTGCACGTATTTAGACGATCTGCTGATGGGAGTTTTTATCGCGTATATGAAGTCGTTCACCAACCTGCATTACCGTGGATCGGCGTCGCACGTGGATATTGATTTCGATAGGCCAACGATGGCCAAGTTTCTTCACGAACTTTATATCCAGTCGGCGCGAAAACTGTGGCAGGTCGCGTATCTTTTCAAGACGATGGCTGTTTCGTCGGAGCAGCAGGCTCGTAATCGCCAAGAAATTGAGATGCTGATTCTAGATCGGTTGGAGCATGTGATTCGGTCGTTTCTGCCGTGGGAGACCATCGCCAAGCAGTTCTCGGAGACGCAGACGGCACCGGCGCCGCCCTCTTCCGGAAACCGCGTGCAGTTTGAGGACGATGACAGTAGCGATGACGAGAGCGACGACGACAGCGTTCCTCCGCCTCTCAATATGTCCGACGAGACAGGATCGATTGAGTTTGAGTCTCTCGACGCAAAGGAGGAACCCGAGCCTGAGCCTCAGCCACAACCTATGGACCCCATGAAAGAGATTGAGTCCAAAATGGAGTCTTCCCTCGTTCTAAATCTGTAAGTTTTCACTTGTTAGCCGAATAAATGATGCTTGTGATTGCGTCCATTAGTGTGGCGCTGGTTGCATTCATTCTGTATGCTCTTGAGCGCCGGTCAAAGAAGGAGCCTATCGTGTGGGAAGATGCCCTGAAGATGTCTGTGTTTGGCGGACTTATTACATCGGGCGTTGTATTTGCTTCTACGGCCGAACCTGTTGCGGAGATTGTTTCTGCGGCCGTGGCGGAGGCCCAAACCGTTCAGGATATGTTCGTTGGAACCCCGTCCTTTTAACTTCGTCGAAAACGAATTCAACAATCCAAGGCAGAACCCAGTATATCTCAAAGCATACCAAACCGAAATGGACTCTACTACCATTCAGTTTGTTGTGGATACTCTGTCTGCCCATTACACCTTCAACGTTGGCGATGCTATGCGCCTAGTTGAGAATGCTGCTGCGATGGCCGTTCCCGCATATCAGAAGGCCGTGAAGCTCGCCGAGGCTACAAAGGCAAAGCTGGACGAGCTCAACGCAAAGGTTCGCGACGGAAAGGTTCGCAAGGGCGTGGATGCTCCTGCCAAGATTGCCGATCTGGAGAAGAAGCTGGCAGACCAGAACGCCCGAATCGCCGAGCTGATGACTCGTGGCGTAACAAAGAAGGGTCGCGCACCGAAGGCCGCAGAGCCGGAGGCGGCTGCTCCGCCCGCTGAGCCCCAGCCCGAGGCACAGCCCGAGCCCCAGCCCGCCAAGCCAAAGAAGGCTCCCGCAGCAGACAAGCGCATTCGTCGTATGTCTCCCAGCTTCACGAAGCAGCTTGAGAATGCGTTTGATACTGCTCGGATGGAGATGAAGAAGGAGAATCCGCAGGAATTCGCAAAGTATGCCAACGAGCTTACGCAGGACGACTTTGACGCAAAGACGTTGACGGATCACATGCGCGACTACGTATCTTCTATTGCTCGCCAAGCTGCTCCCGCCGAGCCTCCTGCTGGACAGGATATCCCCGTCGTTTCCTACGAGGATCTTGTGCGGACCAAGACGACTCTCGTGGAGGCTTACGCCCCTGGAATCTACTGGAACAGCGCTAGCAAGAGGTTCGTCACCGGCCCTCCGGCGGATGATGACGAAGACGTTACCGAGACAACGGTGAACGATGTGGTATACGCTGTTGGCGATGCTTCTCGTCGGGTCTATATAACGGGAGACGGCGCAGATACATTTGTGGGCTTCCTCGGTATCGGGAAGTTCGCAAACATGGTGGTTCCTACGTAAACGTAATAATAAAACAAAACATACCCAAACCGCAAAATACAAATACAAGACTTTTTTACCTCTTGCGGCGGCGTCTTCCTCCCGATACACCAGACGCCGAAGGACCGCCCGAGGGAGTCCAATATACACTTCCCTGTAGGGCGCTTAGAATGAACATTACTGGCGCAAACAACCAGAATGTAGAGTATGGCATTAAGGCGGCAACAATTCCAAATACGAGTCCGCCGATGTTAAACGCCAGAGACACGGAAAGAAAATACAGAAACACGCCAACTGCTGTGAACCCGTTGGACCATACGCTTCCCATCAACGAGTAAACATACCCGGCTGGAGTCTTTGGAACATACGAAGGGGCGGATACAGCCAACATGGCCCCGTCAAACGTCGTTGTTGTGTTTTCTTCGCCGTTGACTCGGTAGTTTGTAATAAGACTCTTGCTCTTGCCCACAGCAGGATCGGCAACTCCGATATTTGCTGGGCTCACGTTGATGGACAGAGTTTGTCCGTCCGTTGATATCTTGCCTGTGACTTGTTTTGTCACGTCAATTCTTGATCCGGAAACTGTGGTGACGCCCACGTCGCCGTAGGTGGCTAATATGATTTCAATCATTCTCCTTATGAAGAGAACACAACATTTCCTATGCCGCCAAGGATGCGTAGGAAATTATAGGATTGGATGTAGGCTCGGACCGTATACGTGTATTGATACGTCTCGCCGCTAACCGACTTTTTCACGATTGTCACGATATCTTGAGGACCATACAGCGGCTTTCCGTCAGATCCCAACGTATTCGGGTTCGTGATGACAAGCGGGTTCTTGGAGGTTGCCGTAGATTTCAGTACACACACAGTAGTGTTTGCAGTTCCGTCTTGAATGTTGTCGGCATAAGGAGGCAAGACGAACGTATTGCGCAAAAGAGTTCTGTTGAACATGGATCCGTTCAAATGTCCAGAGGGCTGGATGGGATCGTTGTTGAGGGCAAACGAATATTCATACATTCCTGCAATTGGATTTCCGGTTTGATGGCGATATGGCTGAATCCCCGAAAAGAACACCGTCTCTTTCGGTGCGAATCGCTCCTTGCCGTCCAATATTAAGGTGGAATCAAGCAAGATATCACGTTTGTTGACGTTGTCCGGTTGGACAAGACCTGTCGTATACCACCCCATCGCGTTGGACGTGAACGGCGATTTGTTTGCGTCCGTCCAGTTCGTGTAATTGTCCGGATCATTATTGGCAATACGGTCAGACCGCTGCGCTGCCCACACGATTCGCGTCACCAAGTTTTTCATAGTCAATTCAAGGTCGTTCGCAGGTCCATATTGCCCGTCCGCCTGAACCATATCCACCTGTGAAATCAGGAACGAATGATCTGTTTTTGCGAGATACGCCAACTCCGTATCTCCGACGAAAATGTAGTTGGCTTCTATGAACGGATTGAAGTTCCAAGAAGATAAGTATTGGATTGCGTTGATTGTAGGGTCGGCATAGAGAGGCGGAGACAGGAAATGGGTCAGATTGAAACGAGAGTCGGCCGTATCAGGAGCTATCCGAGTCCCGAAATTCGGGTTGGCGCCAGATACGTTCAAGCTCGTCCGCACATCGTTCACCGTGAAGAGTCTATAGGCATTATACAGCTCCACAACGATTTCAACCTCGGAGAGTTGAAGAGCTACGAGCGGAAGTGCTTGTCCCGCAGTCTCACAGAACCAGAAATGAAGAGGAACCAAAAGAGTTCGTCCACGAATTGATGGCTCGGAATACGCGACCGAAGCAGTGATGGCATGCGGATACTGGTTTATCCGATCGTCTGCGTTCGCGGGATCGTAAACGTCTGACGTATTTCCAATCATGCGGTCCAATATAGCCTTCTTGTTTGCGTCAAACGTCAAATTGGCGTACATCTTCATCCATTCGCCGGTATGCCGAACAATCTCTTGGCCGTTGATCAAGATGGAAACATAATTAATCATGTTGTATCCCAAGTTGCGAACCCACTGGAACTCGTAGCCGATAGCTTTGGATGCAGAATTCAAAGGTGCTCCTGAAAGACCGGTTAGGGATACCGGAACAACCGGAGAATAAATGTCGGGAATATCGACGCTGAGGTAGCAATCGTGGATAAGCTGGGCGTATCTCTCAACCTTCGTCCTTAACTTGAGGGTGCCGGTCGTAGGATACGTGAGCACGGTCGTCTTGAAGGGTAACTGGAAATGCTCCATCGCGAATTCTGTGTGGCGCTTGTAGACGGACCTGAAGTGCGTGAAGGACGGGTTTCCTGTAACAAGCTGGTCCTGTGCGCCCTTTCCGACCAATTGTAGTAAACCTCCTGCCATTATTCTATTGTATAGAGCAGTATTTAACTGCTTGTAGGAACGTATCGGGTCAACCAATCAAGTTCCTTGCGCTCGTCATTCTCGGCATAAAAGCCTCCAGACCCGTCAAATACCTTTTTGAGCGTCTCAAAATACTCTTCATACATCAACGCAACACGCTCCAGCGAGAAGTTCTTCATGGCCCACTCGCGACAGTCTCGGCGCTTAATCCTATCAATGTTCTTGGCGGCCCATACGAACTGCTCCGTCGTCCGACAACGGTATCCGGTGATACCGTGGAGATTGTTCTCTGCGAAACCGCCCCAATCGGTAGTGATGATTGGAGTGCCACAAAACAGGGCCTCAATCGTGACACCACCAAACGGCTCGTTGTAATGTGTTGGCGCAAAAAGA